CAACGAATACCATGGTTTCCTTTGTGGGATGTTAAGGATAGAATTGTAACTTTAAACACAATTTTGCATTTTGTGCAACAAATGTTTGTTGATGCACGTTTTGCATTTACTGCGCAACCAAAGGGTGCGAAAACTGGGTTTCCTTTTCGGAGCGCGGGTCGGTCCCCGGGCTCATAGAGTACCGCGACCCGTATCGAATAGGGGTCAGTAAATGTATTATTAGTGGATGGGATGCAAAGTTCGTGTCAAATGAAGAATTTAAGGTAGTTAAGTATCCTGAACATTTTGTCTGTGGGGAAGTTAAGTTTCCAGTTGGATTTACACATGCTTCTGAAGATGGTACGTATAAGACGGTATTTGGTCCATCTATTAGTACCAGTACTAAGATATATGGTAATAGCGATGATAATATATCTGTTGGTATGCGACGTATGTTGGCTGCTAGGAAGGGTTCATTGTTGTATCACCGCATTTTACAAGGTAACCAACGGAAGTTTATTTTTGATCATATTGAGCAATTTATTGATTTAAAGATGTTGTATGAGCGATATTTATTAGATTATAAAGGAGCCGAAATGGAAGCTTCTTTACATCATGCAGATCCGCATATTAAACGATTATTACGTATAGCAGCATGGATAGCTGGCCAGTATTGTGGTTGGGTGTTTGATCCAAATCACCCATGGTTGAAGAGTGTTGTTTGTAAAATGAAGAAGGGTGAGTATGGTAAACCAGGAAAGAAACCTAGAATGATAATGGATTTTGGTACATTAGCATCATTAAGAGGTTTTATTTTGGCTGAATTGTTTAAGATAGCACAAGATGCTGAACCATATTCATATTTAGGAGGAACTATTTTCTTTTGCAAACGACCAGATCCATTTCGATTGACGAATGTCTTCCGAGAATTGATTGAGCCATCAGGACGATATACATTTGTGTATTTTTCTGACGACTCATGTTTTTCATTAAGGGTTGGAGCGAAAGTTTTATATTTTAATTTGGATATTTCCTCATGTGATGCTTCACACACAACAACATTGTTTTCAGTTTTGAAATTATTATCACCAGAATCAATGCGGCGTGATATGGATGTATTGTTGAAACAATGCTCGATGCCATTAAAGATACGTTGTGTAAAGAATCCACATTTGAAAGTGAAATTGAAACCAGTTGGGCATAAATTATATTCTGGATCAACAATAACAACTTTGATTAATAATACTGCGGGGCAGTGTATTGGAATGTCGTTGGCCGAGATGGATTACCAAGGACCACATTCCATAGTTGCTGCTGGAGAACGAGCAGGATATATTTTGACTGGTGTCGACCCAGTTGATGATTATTCGCAGTTGCAGTTCTTGAAACATTCACCCATATATGATATTAATGGAGATTTAAGACCTTTATTTAATATATCAGTGGTATTAAGGTCCAGTGGCACTTGTGCTGGAGATCTTCCTGGTAGGGGATGTTTAAAAGCTAGAGCAAAGATATTTCAACGAAGTATACTTAATTCAGCATATCCAAGAGTTAATCACCCTATAGTTAAAGCTTTAGGAGTGCAATGTGGTGTTGGCCCTGTATTGCAAGTTAAAGAGTTTCAGTATAAAGTGTGTCCAGATGAGTTGTATCCAATATTTACTGTTAGTGCTGAGGAAGCAGGAAGAAGATATGGATTGAGTGGATCACAGATCGAGCAAGAGGCTTATATGTTGTCTTTGTGTGGGTATGGAAATGAGTACACATCAGAGGCTTTGGAACGCATGTTTTTGGTTGATTATCAGTATCAACCACCCAAGAGGGTAGCTAAACCGGTAGTGCAACCTTACTTGGATACTTATCTTATTTGAAT